TCTGTAATAGTGTTTTATTTGACTTTAAATCTAAACCAATCATGCCGTCATCAGAACAAAAGTAAGAATAATCAAACCTTGTCTTATGAACTTTTAGTACAACTCTTTTATTAGGGAGGAAGAATCTACTAATTATAAAGGATAGAAGATCGAAATCTAATTTAGTATCCTTTATAATACCTGCTGAAGGTATTAGCTTTATCATTTATTTTAAACATTACTCTTTACTTAGTAAATATTTTAATGATTCTAGTTCTGTGTTTACTTTATAATCAGGTAAGAGTCTCTCTAATTTATCTGAAGAAAGTATACAATTGGATCTTGGTGCCTTTTGACCTAATTCTCTAGTAATTTGTACCAAACTAGAATCCCTACCTTCTGGTAATTTACCATAATCTTCTATAAGGCTAATAATTTGTGTAGGTAGGAGAGGCTCCTTACTAGTAAAGTTTAATATACCAAAGTAATTAGGTCTAAAGCTATTGTCAATAAAGTAGTATAAGAAGCTACTAAGATCATGAAGTGATGTTCTAGAATTTACTATGTCTAAAAGTTTATTAAATTTTAAAATCTTATTTAGATAGCTACGTTCATTAGTTAATGAGCAGTAGGGCATACGAATTCGAACTGTCATTCCATAGTCGCCAGCTAGGGTCTCATAAGCGTGCTTTGATTTAGAGTAGAAAGAAGACTCATTAAAGAGTCCAAAATTTGGAGTATCCTCCTCAGTAAACCGTTTACTATACCCACTGTATATGCAGCCAGATGATAAGTGAATATAATTAACGCGTTTAGACCTACAAGCTCTATTTGTGTTAACAGGTCCTTGAGTGTTAAAGAACCAACACTGATCTTTCAATTCTTCTGCTTGGTCAATATTAGGTATTCCAGTAAATCCTGAACAGTTAATTACATAGGATGGTTTTTCAAATAAAAGATAGTTACTAAAGATATAATAATCATTATAATTAATATCTGTCTTACTTAGTTGTTTAACCTTTAGTCCTTTGCCTTTTAAGTAGTTATATAAAAACGTGCCTATATAACCTTTACCTAATATTAATATGTTATTCATTGTAATTTAATAATTCTCATTAATATACTCCACAATATCATTATAGCTACTGGTATCGTTTTCTGAAATTGCTTCTTCTACATTCTTTTTAAAGTCCTCTGACATTTCACATAACACTTCATCCTCTAAATCAATTTCAAGTAATGTAGAAATATTATCTAAATTTTCATAAATCAAATTAATATGATGATCTAACTTTTTTAGTATAGCTGATTTTTTCATTTTATACTAATTATATATTCATTTAATATTAAATTTTACTATTAACTTGAAAATGTTTTAAGATGTTTAAAACATCTGTCTTAAGATAGTTACAATGAATAGGTTTAAAGTTAGATTCATCTAGATAGAATACAACTAATTTTGAGCATTTTTTACCAGTAAGCTCCTCATACATATATGCATATATAGATAATTGTAGAGCGTATGTATTGAACTCACAATAAGATAAGTGAGCAATAGGGTCTTTATGCACCTCGTTGTAGGGGCTCGTAAAGCTAAATCTTTTATTAGTCTTAAAGTCTCCTACCGTAAAGAAATCGCCATGATCAAAAATTAAATCAGCAGTACCTGCTAATTTATATTCATGATTATAGAGTAGTTTCTCACTACTAAAGTTCTTAAACTTATCAATACTAGTATTGATAATATTATCGTAAGACCTGTATAACCACCTATAGTCATTTTGAATCTCTCCTACATTGACATAGTTCTCAAGTAGTTTATGAATGTGACTTCCACGATCTGTAGATTTTTTATTCTCTGCAGCCCACGCCTCTAAAACCATTTCCTGTGGAACACCCTCCCTCTTGGCTACCCTAAGAGAATGATATTCTTTATCAAATGGTTCTTTATATTTAGATAGCAGAGTTGTAGTAGATATATATCTATCCTTAGTCTCTGTATTAGTATATGTGTGAGAATCGCTATCAAATACAATCATAAAACAATTGTATTGTAGTTCGTTATAAAGTCAATTAGTAATATGTGCCGTAGATATCAGTATTATTTGATGACATGTCTAGGATATCTGTCTTAGAGATCTCGTTAATATCACTATCGTAAGATTTATCTTTAATTACTAGCTGACTTGCAATCTCATGTATAGTGCCTTGAGTTGGATCGTAGTTTAAATCACTATGATCAAGAGGTTCTTCGTATACATTCCACTTATAATATTTATTTCCTATTTTTAGTGTAACGTAGCTTGTACTATTATAGAGTAGTGTATAATTAGTTGTAGGTACTACGTCTTGACCACTTGGAACAAACTCAATAGCAAGCCAAGATAAATTATAATTACCAACTGTTAGATACATTTGACCGTTAGCATATGTGTATTGGTTATATACACTAGTAACTTCTGTTACAGGTCCCCAATATATCTTTATACCATTAACTGTAGTTGCAGCTATACTAACAAATTTATTTTCATAAACTTGATCATTAACAGGCTCTTGAGGAGCATTGGGTTCAAAGGAGAATTCATATCTCTTAGCTTTCAATCTATAAACATAATGACCCAAAAGAGGGTTTAATGCAGATACATCTTGATCTACCCTTTCTGTAATCTCGAATACCTTAGCACCTCTACCGTTAGGTCTATCACATCCTAGAGATGTTACTTCAATTAAGTCACCAGCTTTTGGTTCAATAGATTGATTAAAGCTAGCATAATTAACAACTGGTGATAAAGTCTCTGTAAAGGTTGTTATGTGTAAATATCCTGTTAACTCATCTCCTGCTGCATATCCAAATTTAGATAGACTTATAGAATTCTCAGATAACTCAATATACATCTGCAAGGCATGAGGACCATTAAATCTACTTAAAGCATCCTGACCATATAGAGTATCTGCATTATCTAAATTAAAGGTATTGACATAATAGTAAATAGGTATCCCGTAGCTATTAATAAGGTCTTTAAATGAGTTGTCGTATATTATCTGTTCAGCTTGAAAATTTCCCGGGTTGATAAACTGCGAGCACGCTTGCTTAGCGTTAGCAGCAAATATACTGTTTGGATTACAATCTTTTCTTGTTGTGTTACAGCTCATATTGTTTTACGTTTTCTAAAAACCCCAGTATTGCCTAAAACATCTTCTGACATCTCGACCTCTACAGCAGAATTGCCTAGAACCTTGGTCTCCCCAGGGTTAAATGTAATATCATATTTAGCAAGCAGAGCCATAAGAGGTTGTCCAGATAATTTAAGTACTTGCGCTTTGCCACTTACAATATTATCAATGACCGGATCTTTATGCTTATAAGTTTTTTTAGCAGTGTTCTGATGCACTCTACTTAAAATCCTATCCGGATCCTTACTATTTGTCATCCTTGGATTGGTGATTTTGGCAGCATCAAGATCTTTATGATAATATTCGATTATAAAATCTTTAAAAGCAATCATTATTATTATTTATACAAAAAAAGCCTAATGGCTTTCACCATTAGGCTTGTATTATTTGCTTTTATTTAGTTTATTGTTCGAAAGCTGATTTACCAGTTTTAAGGGATCCAACTTTATTGTTTTTACCATCATTGTATTTTTTGGCATTGACACCAGCATGACCTAAGTCACCATCATCGCCAGTTTTATCCATATACTTCGATGTTGCAGAACCGGTTGCAGGTTTTAGATTACCAACCTTATTGCTCTTACCATCGTTGTATTTAGCATTGACACCAGCATGACCTAATTCTTCTTCGTCTTCCTCTCCCATCTCCATACCACCTTCTTCACCAAATTCATCCTCACCCATATCACCTTCTTCACCCATATCGTCTTCACCCATATCACCACCTAATACAGCTCCAAGAACTTCATGGAGTTTTTCAGCAGTTGCACGGTCAAGAGTGAAGGAAACTTCATCTCCTTCCCCCTCGCCGCCTAATTCGTCATCAGGGGTTACTTCATCAAGGCCAAGAGCATCGAGGTCATTACCCTCCTCTGCTTCATCACCATAAGGGTTACCAGATTGACCTCCCGGCATGCCGAAAGATTCTTTCATAACATTGGCGTATAGTCTGTCGAATACGGATTTTTGTCTCATAAAATTATTTAGGCTTTTGCGGGCTATTTTTCTACTTTCTTTTAAACTTTCTTCATCTTCTTCTTTGTTTTGATTAGCTCTACACTGTGCACAATCGTCGCAATCACAACCTTCAGCGGCATGCTTACATCCTTCCTCTTCGTCTTCCTCAGATAGATTATTGATGTTATAAAAATTTTCTAACTCTTTACCCTTACCCTTACCCTTACCCTTACCTTTTAAGTTTCTTCTATCAACTAATTTAGTACTAAATCCTGACTTCTCTAGAGGTCCCCCAGCCTGTAAAGGAGCATCGCCAATCTCGTTTACACCTTCGTTAACCGTCTTCACCTTATTAAGGATGCTACCATAAACATCACCTAATAAATTAAATTCTTTACTTTTAGATTTCGACATATAACTATTTATATAAAATGTCCTCTAATAATACAAAAAGCGAATACTATTTAGGAAATCCTAACTTACCTAACAAGCACTGGAAAGATGAATATACTAAAGACATGGTATATCATCTCAAAAAGAGTAAGGCTAATCTACTGCACTTTGCAGAGAATTTTTTCTACATTATCGATCCGGATAAAGGTAAGGTTGTAATCGAGTTATTTCCATTCCAGAAAAGAATGCTACGAACCTTAAGAGATAACAGAAATGTTATACTTCTAGCTTCTCGACAGGTAGGTAAGACAACCATGTTATCAATTTACGCTCTATGGGTTGCTTGCTTTAATGACTATCAGAATATTATTATTGTAGCAAATAAAGAAGCTACTGCAATTGAAATCTTTAGAAGAGTAAGGTTAGCATATGAAGAGTTACCAAACTGGTTAAAACCTGGTGTTAAAGAATACGGCAAGACGTCCTGCGAATTTGAAAACGGTTCACGTATCGGCATTAG